ACTGTACCAATACGTGACCGGGTCAAAATATCGACCCAATCAGCAGGGAACAGATCCTCCACTAATGCGACAGATATAGTATCTGAGGCACTAGATAAGTCAGCCGTCGTGTACAAACTGTGTACAGATGCTTGACACGCTAAGATTCGGTGACTCTGTTGAAGAGTCCTGATATCAAAGCCTTTTCGCCTCAATCTCTTTCGGATCATTTCGCCTAAACCAAAGCTCATATATGAGCCTATTGTGGTGTTCGGCATGATTGTCCTGAGAGATTTGAACGTTTTGGGGACTAGCGTCAGAGTTAGGGAACTCGTTTCCTGATAGGTGGACCTGCTAAGGTCACTGCCTTTCTGCGCCGCCCAATAATTCTGGACGCACGCATCTTGACTCATTTCGGAGTCAAACCAAGAAATTTGTTCGCAAGAGCCGGAAATCGGCAGTTCCCATCGAGCAGCTTCACAAGCCACCCGGGAGGGTACTCCGACCGACGCCTTTCTTCCAAATCTGCAAAGAGAGCGATGTTCTTCATCGCTGTACTTGCCAAGAACATTGGCAATGTAACTACGTGCTTTGTTCCTGACCGACATTGTAAATCCATCAATGTCGTCAAGGTTATGTGCACGAAGTCGATCCTGAGTATCCGTAAAGGACTTAATTGCCTTTTGCGTTAACTCATCGTCGCTATACAGGTCCTTTTCGAACCTGAATCTCTTCAAAACTGACTCGACTTGGTACCTAGCTTTAAAATGGGCTACGTCCTCGTCGTATGACAGTGCAGATACTAACCCCCGACCCGCTGCTACATCATCTGCTCGTAAATAAGCAAGATGATCGCAGCAAAACAACGGGTCGTCAAGGTTAGTTTGGAAGTCCCTAACAAGGGATGATGCCACGTTTAGCATCAACTGATCGACCGAATACTTTTGTTCGGTCTTAACGGCGGTTGCCATAATTCCTCCTATGGTTCTGTGAGAGGAAAGTCAAAACGAATCACGAAAGTGATCCGTTAGCCCAGAAATTCGCCGCATCTGGATCGGTCAGCAACTGAGCCCCGAGATTATTCATCTCGAGAGCCTGCGCCGCCGTCAGACTTGGGTGCATTTCGCGTTCGATACGGATAGTGCAAAACACAACACTACCGTTTTCCAGCACGACCGGTTGAGCTAAACTAATGCTCTTCTTGTCTTTGCTGTAAACGCCAGTCTTCGGGTCGATAGAGGCTGGCCGATATTTGGCCGTAGCTTGTCGACGAGTCATATAGTCCACATCACTGGGAACTATAAGATGAAGACCGTTAGGAATGGAGACGCCATCATCAGCGAATCCAAGGGCAGTGCCGCCTGTTGCTGCAATTGTAGCACCGGCGAGTAGAGACATTGTTTTCAGTCCCATGGGGGTAACCTCCATCACTCTGCATGAAAGCAGAGCATGCACTAATGCCTGAAAGTCGCCAGCTTATCCAAAATCGGATTAAGCATCAGACTCACAGCATCAGCTTGATGTAAGACTGACAAAGGAATCTTCGTCAGACTTGGGGTGAACGTCAACTTTTGGTTACAAGTGCGAGCCAAAGTAAAAGACGTTTCCGTCTCACTACCATAGCTGCCCTCCCAATCAGGAACTGGGTGTGGACCGACATGTTGTATGTTACCTTGCCGAGTTGAACTCGACTCAGTGACGACAGTCGACCACCAGCCCAAAGGATAAATCCCAGGGCTAGGCGTAACAGCCTCAATCCAG